TTATTATGTTTTAAAACCAGAGGATTTAAACAAGCTATGAGAAATTACTTTGGACAATTAATGGCAGAAACATTAGCCAATGATGAAAAAGTTTATCTTCTCACAGGCGATTTAGGCTTTGGTGTTTTAAATAAAAGTAGAGAAGTAGCACCAAATAGAACATTTAATGTTGGTGCTGCTGAGCAGCTCATGTTGGGTGCTGCTGTAGGATTGACGCACAACGGAAAAATTCCTGTTTGTTACAGTATTACACCGTTTGTTATTTTTAGGCCGTATGAATGGCTAAGGAATTACCTTGATCACGAGGGCGCACCAGTAAAACTTGTAGGTAGTGGCCGCGACAAAGATTACGGCCACCTGGGCTTTAGCCATTGGGCCATAGATGATGAAGCTGCTTTGCAGGCTTTTCCAAATATTAAAATCTATAAGCCCAATAATGAAGAAGAGCTAAAGAATATTTGGCACGAATTTATATACAGCAACGAGCCCTGCTATTTGAATATTAAAAGGAACTAGCTGTGAGCAGACTTATCAACAAATTAGAAAAGCGAGATGACTGGTGGTGGCCGGCCGAAGATCGAGGTTGCTGGAATTATATGCATCAACATAGTAACGTTGTTGACAGTCTTTGTGAACATGTTACTGAAAGAAAGGTCGTTGTACAAGCAGGCGGTAATGCAGGATTTTACATTCGTAAATATGCAAACATGTTTGAAAGAGTGTACACTTTTGAGCCAGAGCCGTTGAACTTTTTGGCATTATCGATGAATTGCGATTATCCCAATGTTGTAAAATTTAATGCATGTGTGGGTAATGAGCATAGATTTTTAGCATTAAATCATCACGCACACGATGTTGGTGCTACACATGTTCAAGGTGTAGGACATATACCGACTTTCAGAATTGATGACTTGGAACTTGATCGGTGTGATCTAATACAGTTGGACACCGAAGGTTACGAATACTTTGGTTTGTTAGGTGCAGAACAAACAATTAAAAAATTTAAACCAGTTATTTCTATAGAATGGTATGAGCCGTGGGCTCAACGATACGGTATTAATTTTGACATGATTAAATCATTCCTTGACCAATACGGATATAAACAAGTGGCAACATATGCTACTGACTTGGTTTACGTAGCACAATGAGTAACATACTAATTACAGGCGCAACCGGTTTTATAGGTCGGTACCTTGTTGAGCAATTTTATGAAAACAATAACGTTATCTGTCTCGTTAGACCAGGAACAAAAAATTTAAAAAGAATCGCAGAGTTTTCTGATAAGATTAAAATTGTAGAGCACAATATCAGAGACACCTACGATCTTAACACATTTAAAGACATAGATATTATTCTTCATGCTGGCGCAAATCCTAGTGCTGCCGATAGCATTACTGCGCCAGTTGAATCTGTTTTAGATAATGTTATAGGAACGTTAAATCTATTAGAACTAGCTAGACAAATTAATCTTAAAAAGTTTGTTTACTATAGCTCGGGCGAAGTGTTTGGTCCAATACCGATTGGCAGTGATAGTGGTGAGAATGATGCTTATCGTTCTAACAGTCCTTATGCAGCCTCTAAGGCATCTGGCGAAGAGCTTTGTGTAAGTTACTCTCACACATACAACCTACCAGTAAGTATTATACACATCAATAATACGTTTGGCCCAATGTGTCAACCAAACAGACTGCCTGCAATTATTATTAAGAAATTACTTAACAATGAGTCACTAGATATTCATGTTGGCAAAGAAAATCAAATAGGCGGAAGACGTTGGTTCTATGCAGGTGATGTTGCTAGCCACACAGACTTTGTTATTAACAAACAACTGGATCTGTGTGAAAAATGGAACAGCGCCGGAAACAAGTTTATCAACAATTTTGAGTTCGCCACTAATATAGCGGATATAATGGGCAAAAAACTAAATTATAACTTTATACCAGTTGACAGACCCGGACATGATTTATGTTACTCAGTAGATCCGTGTAAGTTTTATGATAGGGGCTGGACTGCACCCTATTCCCATCAGCAAAGACTTGAGCAGACTGTTAATTGGTATTTAAACAATCAGGAATGGCTCTATGTATAAAACTGTATATGTTACAGGATGTTTAGGATTTATTGGTTACCACGTTGCTAAATCCTGTCTAGAAAAAGGTTGGTATGTGTGCGGTATCGATAAAGGTACCTATGCTGCTAACTGGAATCTTCTAGACGACTTAATGTCTTACAAGAATTTTAAATTTGAAAATAAAGACATCAATGAACTAACAATGATTCATGACTGCGACTATTTTATTAATACTGCCGCAGAAACTCATGTGGACAATAGCATTGTTAGCAGTACAGAATTTGTAGACAGTAACATTAGTGGTGTTCATAATATTTTAGAACTTATTAGAACAAAGATCAGCGGTAGAAAAAAGACTCCCGTCTTATTACATTTCAGTACTGACGAAGTATACGGTGATATTGATCAGGGCTTTCATAAAGAAACAGATTTGCTAAAGCCAAGTAATCCGTACAGCGCAACAAAAGCTGCCGCCGACATGTTAGTTATTGCTTGGGCTAGAACATATAACTTGCCTTATGTAATTGTTAGACCAACAAACAACTATGGTATTGGTCAATACACTGAAAAGTTTATACCACATGCCATTAAGTATCTAACACTAGGTAAAAAGGTTTTGTTGCATAACAAAGGTACGCCGCGGCGAACTTGGTTACATGCTAGTGATACAGCATCCGCAGTAATAACTATTATTGAAAGAGGTGTAGTAAATGAAATTTACAATATCTCAGGGACCTTTGAAGAACAGAATATTGTAGTTGCAAGAAAGATTATTAATCTCTTAGGACTCACAGGCCAAGAAGAAAATTATCTAGATACAAATTACGAACGTCCAGGACAGGATGTAAGATATGCAATTGACGATTCTAAGATTAAATCTTTAGGCTGGAAGCCAAAGGCTGACTTTGACGAAGAACTTGTAAAAATTGTAAAATATTACAAAGAAAACTTTATTTGGTGAAACTATGAAAAACTATCTCATTGGCGCTGTGCGCCCAATTGTTAAACACTGGGGCTATTGGAAAGGTACCGGTGACAATCCTAGAGCTGAGCGTGATCTTGCTGACTATGAAAAAATGTACTCTATTAGTAGAAGCAGCGCAAAAACTTATCTACAAGGTGAGTGGGAAGAAATCAAATTCACAGCACCTGTGCTAGACTCGAGAGCTTATCAAATAGCGCATTGGTATATGATTAAGGAACTATGGCATAAAGAGCCCTGCAACATCTTGTGTATGGGAGCAGATACTATGTTTCTTAAGCCTACAGAAGTGTTTGGTAGATACAATAACATGATGATGTTTAATTATACTGATCCAAAAACACATGAAGAAGTAGAACATTATTTTAACGATGATGTTAGATACTACCCAGCTGATATGAATCCAGAAGTTTGGGACCTAGGTGAAAGACTTATGGATAAGTGGTTTACTCACAAAGAAAATGATTGGAGTTGGGGGCAGTTGATTCACAACTATCAATTATGGAGCCAGGGGATGGATGTGTCTACTGTGCTTGATCCAAAGATGGCTTTTCAGATCTTTAATCTAAACATAGCCTTTGCAGAAGAATGGAATGATTGCAAACTAGCTGACGCTAACATAGTTCATTTGCATAGCAGTCGTGATACAACATCTAGAGTAAATGCTATGAAAGAGCTTGCAGGTATGTTTAGTATCCCTGTAGATATAAAAGAAGAAACGATTGTACTGTAAGGCCAACGAAGACCTCACACAGGATTTTATATAAAAATGATATGGTAGGCGCCTACCATATCCAACGTTGCGAACAGTCTGTGCAGTTCTCTTGCACTATATAGCGTATACTAAGAGGGACGCGGTTGTTATAACTTTGTTAGACTCACATGTATCTGTTCACACTTTTATTTAACAAAGAAAGAAAAAATCCTTAAAAAACACCGTATTTTTTCGTCTTTGGACGAGTCGTGTTAAAAACACGATTAAACGCAATCAAAAACATCACAAAGTGGTAGACAAAACGTAGTTTTTTTGTTAAATAATAATAGTACAAAGGTAATAAACATATATGTTAATTCAAAAACCATTAGACCAAGGCGATATTGTTAGTATCAAATTGATAACCGGAGAAGAAATTTTAGGTAGATTCGAAGCAGTAACAGACAACGAACTACATATCAAAAAACCCTGCACACTTGCAATGGGGAATCAGGGAATGGGAATTGTTCCTTGGATGATGACAACACAGCCAGACATCACAAAGCTAAATAAAAGCACCGTTATTGCATACGCCCCTACAGACAAGGAGATTGCAAAGGCGTATGTAGAGGCTACATCCTCTATCAAATTAGCATGATAATTTTGTAAGTCATTGAAAATTAAGCTAATTTAAATATTGACATAACTGAGACACCGCAGTATAATAGTTAATACGAAAATGGTTTTCGTAAATGTATACCTATCTACGACAAGGCTTTTGCCCCTAAGGAGAGAAAGACATGATAATGAAACATTCGATGCGCGGCATCAATTTAGCAATAGGATTGATGTTTGTGATTTTACTGACCGGTGCAATGACATCAGTTAAGTTTGCATCTTTTGAAAAACCCGGGTTCAGCGGTGCATCAGCTGAACAAATTGAAAAGGATCTAGATTGTCTCGCTATAAACATTTATAGGGAAGCAGCCAATGAACCTTTCGAGGGAAAGGTGGGAGTTGCTCAAGTAACACTTAATCGTACCAAAAATCCCGATTTCCCTAGCACAGTCTGTGGAGTAGTTTATCAAAAGAATGTGTTTATGGATCGCGTTGTTTGTCAATTCAGTTGGTACTGCGATAGACGTCATAGAACAATGGCAATTGATGAGGCTCTCTATGATGAAAGTTACAAAGTTGCAAAGATGGTTTATGTAGAAAATTTTAGGCTAGAGTCACTTTCAAATGCACTCTACTATCATGCAGACTATGTAAGCCCTGGTTGGAATAAAAAGAAAATTACAAAAATTGGTCGTCACATTTTTTACAAAGGATAAGTTATGAAAGACATTATTAATAAATTTGAAACTAGTCTAAAGACACTTGGTAAGAAACTTGCGACCGACTTTAATAGTGTAATTAAGCAGGTCACAGTTGATACACTTGGCTGGACAGCATTAGTTGCACTACAAGCCGTTACAGTCCCTTCCTTACTTGGGCTGATGAGCGGTCTCACAGACACTACACCCCCCATTGATATGGTAATCATTCTGTGGGTAGCTATGGGTCTTTTCTATCTAAAAGCATTGTTAGAAAAGAACATGGTTGCATTGATTATTTTAGGATTCGGCTTTATTGGTCAATCCCTGTTAATGGCACTCATATTTTTTAAGTAAGGCGAACAAACATTAATAAGGAGGAGGAGTAATGTCCCTTAAACAAGGCATTAGTCTAACCATTAGAAATGTTGTCGCGGCTTTAACCATTGGAGTTTTATTTGCGTCAACTAATGCGTTAGCAGCAGCACCTAGTTATGAAAATCTAGTTGCAATTAAAAAAGAAACACACGAAGATCGTCGAGAGCTTCTATGTTTGGCAACGAACATTTATCATGAAGCAGGTGGTGAAAGTGATAAAGGTAAAGCAGCAGTAGCTCACGTTACCTTAAATCGCGCAAAAAGTCCACGGTATCCAAGTGATATTTGTAATGTAGTATATCAACGTTCTGGAAGAGGATGTCAATTTAGTTGGACATGCGACAGCAGATCGGATAAGGTACCAAACAAGCAAAATAATAGAAATTGGCAAAACAGTTTACGAATTGCCTTACTTGTTATGGACAAGATCATAAAGGATCCTACCAACGGAGCAATGTTCTTTCATGAACGAAGCATAAATCCCGGTTGGGGACGGTTGGTTCGCACAGCACAAATAGGAAACCATATCTTCTATAGACACGGTTAACACTAACCCCTGTGTTTACTGATAAATAAAATATCAGATAAAACACAGGGGTTTCTTATGACAAAAATTTTAACAACACTAATGCTATTAATCTTTTCCTCAACGGCTGCATACGCACAAGTAAGTCCGGGGAAACAAAAAGCCGGCGTAACTTATGACGCCACAGTTCTTAGAGTAATCGACGGTGACACGGTAGCTTTTGCCGCGCCTTGGTTACCTGAGCCTCTTAAGAAAGAATTGAGCATTCGTGTATTTGGTGTAGACACACCGGAAAAGAGCTTTCGCGCTAAATGTCCCGCTGAAGACAAATTAGGTCAAGCAGCAACTTCATACACCAAAGATACAATCGCTAGTGCTAAAAAATTACAGATTGTTCTAATGGATTGGGACAAGTATGGTGGTCGTGTACTAGGTGACGTAATCATCGACGGCCAGAGCTTACGTGGACTTTTAATTACTAAAGGTTATGCTCGCGAATATTATGGCGAAGCAAAAACCAGTTGGTGCAATTAATTAATCATAGGAGCAAGTAATGTTAGATACACTATTTTGGATTTTAGTTGGTGCTTTCGTTGGCTGGCATTTCCCAGAACCATTTTGGGCAAAGATGGTAAAAGAAAAAGTTTTAGGAATGTTAAAGAAATAACTAAAAAAATCACTTGACAAATGAGAGGGATGATATATAATAGTGTTATAGAGGACTATCAGACGCTCATCCCTCTCTAAATACTCTGCGTGTCATTGCTATTTGAGTAAGGAGAAATAACAATGGCAAAATATCTATCTACAAAAACATACGGCAACGATCGCGGTCTAAGCTGTACATTCCGTCAATGGCGCAGTACACATAGTCATTGCAGTCTTATTCATGGTTACTCACTGGGTATCAAACTAGTGTTTGAAAGTGAAACACTAGACGACCGCAATTGGGTAATGGACTTTGGCGGTCTTAAGGCATTCAAAGAGTGGAGCGAATACATGTTCGACCACACACTGGTTGTTGCACATGACGATCCTCATCTTCCATTCTTTAAACAAATGAACGATTTGGTTACTATTAATGGTGAAAATGACCCCACTAGTCCGATTCCAAATGTTCGTGGTGCTGTATGCGACTTGCGTGTAGTTGAGGGCGTAGGCTGTGAAAAGTTTGCAGAGCTTGTATACAAGACCATGCAAGACATTCTAGAAACTTATCAGCGTGGCGAAAGTTACACACTACCTAATGGCAAGACATTTAGTTGTCGTTATCCGGTTGGGCAAGGTGTAAGGCTAAGAAGCGCAGAAGTGTTTGAGCATAGTGCTAATTCTGCTGTATATGAAGGTTGACAATTTCTTTAATTGGATTAGTAATTAAATCTACTAAAAAGTTTAAATTAGTTATTAGTTCAAAATTATGCAATACCATGTCTTGTGGTGTGGTTGGATTTGTAAATGCATCTTCAACCACATCACAAACAGCTAATATTCTTTCTACACCTTGTAGATGATCATATCCGTGATCATTAAGTTTGAATCCCAGGTGTTTTAATTTTTTCTCAGAATTGGGTACACCTATTACAAACGGATAGGCACCTATTGACATTGCTTTAAATGTTTTTTCTGTTATAAAACCAACCGATCCTAGACTAGTAGGAATTTTATTACAATAAGTTTCATTACTGATGTAGTAACGATATTTTCCCACCCACTCCACTGACGCTCCGATTGCGTCACCAAAAGTGTTTTGCTTTGAGTCGGGCATTAATCTAGGTAGAGTTTGTTTTTCTAAAAATTTGAGAATATCATGATCATTGCTTGCTGCAAGATCATTGTTAAATCTAAAATTATTTGGGCTTTTAAGAAAACTTCCAAAATCTTGTTGAGTGCCTAAAGGTTCACTACTGTACAATAAAGTCCAATCGAATAACTCTAATAAATTTCTTTTATCAAGTTCTGCTAGAAGCTTAACGCGATTGTATCTAGGTTTTTTATTTAAACATAACCCAAAAAGTTTCTCTTTCTTAGATAACAAATCTAATGCCTGTTGCCTTTTTGAGTTATCAAAGATTAAG